TTTCATTATTAATCTTCCGTTCTCATCCCTTCTCGGTACAAATCCTATCGTACACCGACAATTCACCGTAAATCCTGCGGGAGCATTTGGATCGCCAGGGTGTTGTGCCACCACTGTATCTCCTTTCTTCCCGATACTTAAAAACGGCTCATCATACTCAACTATTTTGCCATCCATCTCCACATGATCGTAACTATTACGAGGTATTCTTCTCGTTCTACTATCCTTCACTGCTATCCACATCTTGTCTACCACAAAGCCATGTTGCTCCACCCCTTTCATCAATGCATAGTTACTCGCCCTCATCACCTCTGTCCTCGCTATTCGCATCGCCCTCATTGCACTATAACCAAGCGTGTCATCTTGCCTAATTATATCTGCAATCTCTTTAGTACTCTTACCTTCGCTAATTGCTTTGTTTATCACATCTTGCAATTTAGCTTTGGTTGTTTGAGTCATTTCCGCAACCAAATAAAATCCATACAACACCAAGAACTCAACCAATTGCGTTATTACCTCACTATTGATGCCAAATGGGTTGCTATCTTTTTGACTCATCACTCTCGCACTGCGATATGCTGCATTACCAAACAATACCGCCGCCTCTCTATACAATCTCTCCATAATAGTCATCATGCTTTCATTCCAAGCATAAGCACCCATCTTAGACATTGCACCTTGTGGCCCATCATTCTCTACATCTCTAGCAACTTGCTTTAAGTCTTTCTCAATTGCCGCCTTAAACAAAGAACTATACTTACTATCTAACTTAGCACGAAGCCTCTCCACTCGTATCCAATAATCCCTTCGCTGCTTCGCGTTCATTTATAAGTTTTTTTTTATAAGACTCCCTCAACATATCCATCGTTCTACGCTCAATTAGGCACTGCCTCTCCCCGATTGTCTTGGGAAAACGAATCATCACCATTGACCATATTTCCTTGTCCGTCGTTTGCTCCGTTATCATTACTTGGTGTTAAGTCCATCAATACTTGCTCCAAACTCACCAAACCTCCGTTCACATAGCTATGCTCATAAGGCCCACCCTTATCGCTATAATTCATGGCAACACGCTTCTCATCAAAAGTCAACCAGTTCGCATCCCTTAGTGATCTTACCATTCTCTCCATATCTTGTTGCATCTCAGGCAACGCAGTTATATCAAAATCAATATATACATCCTCACCAAATCTCGGTACAAGCCATTTATTCAACTCATCCCTTAAAGAACAACACATCGGTACAATCGTGTTTGTAATCAAATCACGCATGGCGTTTTGGTAGTTGTTATAACTTGACGTATCAACATCAAACAAAACCGCAGGTAATCCAAACACCCTACACCATTGTTGCATTGACATTTGCATGGTTTTTACCAACTCCATATCAACGCTACTCAACCCAAAATTAAGATAATCCCACGGAGTTTGCAAAACACCTACTCTACCCTTGTTATCCGTACCATTCAAATCTGTGTTCACCACTCTCTTTATCAATTCGGCCTGCTCAATTGTTGGTTGGCTAAATACACTACCAATAACCTTTGGTACTATCGCTCCCTTTGCTCCACCATTCGCAGCCATCATTGCACTTGCATCGGCAGCATTGTTGCTCATACGCAAAGTCTTGTAAGCAGCCTTCAAAGGACTAACACCTCTTAAATGTGTTCTTGTGGTAGCATCAAACTTTGGGTTCCATGTTTTCCATGCCATCACTTGCTCTTTAGGCAAGTCAATGTTTTGTTGCACCATCAACTTATATCCCAATATGCCATACAAGTCATTTGGGTCTGGGTAGATATCCAAAAATTGTGTTGGCAATACAAACATCTCCAAAATCTTACCACCACTCGTATTTCCATCATTACCCCAAACATTACCCTCACCACTCAAGAAACGATAACCAAAAAGATTCTCCAAGAATTGATCTTGCGATTGCGTGGGATTAGGTCGCTCTAACAACTTAGCCAATGCACTACCCATGACAATGTTCTCGCTATAAGCGTTCTTACGCTCAATCAATGCCCTCTCGTATGCACCTTGGTTAGCAATCCCTCTACTTAATTGCTTATATCGCAATAGCGAAGTTCTACCCTTCTCGGAGTTATTTAATTTGTAAACATACCAAGGAATGCTACTTGCTTTCCTCGCCAAGAAACTCACAATCGCAAAAACATCTGCATTGCCTAAATACCCCTCATCCACATAACTCTCATTGGTGTAGTTTTGCAACACCGCGCCATTGATCCCCTTAATATTTGTTGTGATATTTTGGTTTGGGTTTAAACCCTTCTTTCTAAACAAATCAAATAATCCCATCTTCTTTATATTGCCCCCCAGGTTATGGAAGGTATTGTTAATTTACTATATATGGCATAACGCATCGCATCACTCGCGTGATCACTAAACTTTACAGGTGCATCTAACTTATTTCCATTCTTATCTGTTTTCCAACGATAACTCTTTAACTCCTTCAACAAATTTACACTATCTTGATGAATAAATAATGGAGTGCCTTTTACCGCCCTTATCCCCTCCGTCACATCTTTATTAGCACTCTTGGCATTAAAACCATTCCTCGCCAACTCCTCTATCGTTTTTGGCTCGGCAGCATCACAATAAATCTCATCATATCTATCTATCCCCAATCCCTTTAATTTTTCACATAAATCATTTGTGGTCAATCTCGTTTCATATAACATCTCTTTTATGTACGCTGACCCCTCATAAAAACAAACCTTCACCATCGCAGTAGGTACGTTAAACCCAAAATCCAAGCCATAAACCACCTCACCATCCTCAGGCCACGTTTCAGTTGTCTTATAGTGAGTATAAATCAAGTCCTGACTCAACCCCCTCTCACCCAAACCATAAATCTGCCAATAATTTGGGTCGGCATCTTTCATGCGTTCAAGTTCGTCAACCAATTCTTTAGGCAAGAATGGATTATCTCTAAAAGTAGTAATGTAAAAATCGGCATCGTCTCTTGGAACCACATTGTCGTAAATCCATGAGGAAATGTCCGATGGATTATAGTCAATCACTATCTTACTCTCGGTACGCATGATTAATTGCATCCACGCCTCATACGTCAACTCATTTGCCTCATTGCAAAATAAATAATGCCTCGCCCTACCCCTTATCTTTTGCGGCTGATCCGCACTCACAAACTCAATCGTATTTGTATTCAACGTGTAAATCTGCTCGGTCTTGTTATGATTATTCTCATCATAAATACCTAACTTACCCATAATGTCCACAAAATCCCTCAAAACCGATCCCTTTATGCTTGGAAGTGATTGGCGAACCACAGTTAATGTTTTACCATGCTCTTGTAACAACTTTACAATAAACCAAATGAGAATATTGTAAGTCTTGCCGGAGCGAGAACCCCCTTGCATCACCGTAATGCGTTTTTTACTATCTGCCAATATCTCAAAGACCTTGTTAGTTTGTAAAGTCGCTTTCACAAGAAAAAAAAATTTTTAGAGTTAGTATTTAAAGTCAAAAAGTAGTAGTAAAATAGGGGTCATCGTATAGGGTCGAGTTTTAGAGTGCTACCAAAAATTTGGGTTATACAGGGCAGTTTGGTTTCCTTTTTTCTTTAAGTCCCCCCCGTTGTGGCGGCGGCCTTTCGGGTCAACCTTTGTGCCACATTGTCAAGCCTTTACACCTTTACTTATAATCTATATTATGTTAAGTAAGGCAGTAGTTAGTACACGTCAATTTGTCAACTCCTCTACTGGCTTCAGTTGTGGCCTTACTACTTCCACGTTCACCTGGTTCAATTGGCCTTCGATCTTGTTTTCTATCTTTTGAGTAGGTAAGCCGATGAAGTAGTTCATAAAGATCTGGATAGCTTTCATATCTCCTTCCGCTACCTTTTCCCTCAATACCTTAAACGCCACGTCGGCCATAGGAGTAAGGCGCTCAATTATTTCGTGTTCTTCCATACGGCGTTTTCGGCCTGAGCCTGGCCTTGCGCCGCCTCTTTTGCTCTTTCTTTCTTCTATCTTTGCCTCAAGTTGTTGATCAGTCATTTGGTTTTGTTTGCTTAATCAAATGTATGTTTATGTTGATCTTCACTAATTTTCACGGCTTCCATATTATGAGTATGGCCTTTGCTATCTTGTTCTGATCTTTCGTAAATTCTGAATTTAACCCAATCGTTTACATTATTTAAACTATTAATATATTGGATGAAATCAGCCCTATAGATGTTCAGATATATACTATTATCCTTTCCTTTCTTGAAATAGAATCCTTTGCGTTGCATAGTTAATCCTTAAAATTGTAGTATCTACTAATTGCATAACTAACTATTTTAACAATATGTGCATAAAATACTACTAAAATAATACTATAAATTATTTGGTATATTAAAATTGTTATATTATCTTTGATATATTAATCACCAAATAAAACAAATTTTATGAAACAAGTAATTATCACTATCACAATTTTCGCGGCCATTGTTCTTGTTAACCTTTCGGCCTGGTCAATTATTTAATCACCATTAAACTTTTTTTTATGCAAATTTATTACAGACTTTATGCAAAATTTCAAGGACAAAAAAAATTTTTACCGTTGGATCTAAGCACAG